AAAAACGGATAAAGCCATTCCTTAGATAACCATTGTTTCCTCTCCAAACTGCAAGCAAACGACCAGTTGATGGATCAAATGCAGAAGCAATGCCAGAACCATCGTGAGTATCACCTAAAAATATATTTCCGTGCCTAGTCTCAAAAGCATTAGAAGATGAAGTAAAATTACTTGTTGTTAGATAAACATCTGCACCAGTACCCCAAACATGGATACCTGACCCATCACAAGCGGCACTATTTCCTAGACTAGTATCGGGAAAATAATAAAGTCCTCCATAACCGTAATCAGCATTAGCTGGAGAGGGAGAAATTCCACTAGTACCAAGGGCACTAATAGGATTGTTCTCTGTTACTGATTCTACAACCTGTTTAACTGTACCATTTGATTGTAATGCTACTGGTTTACCTATTGCAATTGCACCATCAGCAGTAGCAGTAAACTTACCGCCACCTCCACCAACGCCAGCCGTTCCAAGTGCCGCCACCGTTGTAGCATCTACACTCGCTATGTTCTTTAGCTGTCGGCTGTTATCAACAACCTCTGTTCCACCAATTTTTAAAGCCATCTTCGGATACTCCTATTAGCTAATCGTTGCGTTAGAATTGACTGAGCCAACGACATCGAGGTTACCGCTTGCGTCCAGTTTCATTTTGTTCACACCACCAGTTGCAAAGTAGAGTGACCCACCAGTTTCTGTGATTGTCCAACCGCCTAGTGCTATAGGTTTGTTAAACGCCCATTTGTCACCTGATGCTGTGTAAAGAATAGTTGCGCTTGCCCCATCTACTGTAAGCCCAGCACCGTCAGCAGCAGCCGCATCAGCCGCACCATTAGCTATCGTTATGTTCTTGTCAGCAACATCAAGCGTTGTACTGTTTACAGTTGTTGTAGTGCCTGAGACTGTAAGGTTGCCTGAGATGACTACATTGCCGCTAGTATCTTCATTAACTAATTTGAGCCAGTTACCTGCATGTGCAAAATAACCTGCACCAGTAGCGTGTACGTGTGCAAACATTCCATGATACGTGCTTGCGCTTGGAAGGTCATTTATTGCAGAGTAAACATTGCTATATTTTATTTTATAAGAACCAAAGTCTACGTCAGCACCAAGTATCGCATATCGAGCATCGGCTTGGGTTTTGCTGTAATGATCTGCTAAAACAAAAGTACCATATCCAACAACACTAAGTGTATCACCAGAAGTTGCTGCACTACCTAATGTAACGGATGTTCCGTTTGTTGCAGTAAAATCAGCAGGGTCTAAACGAACACCATTTAAAAATACATCCAAAAAACCTGCGTCATAAGTTGCAGGAAAGACTGTTGTAGACCCATTGTAAGAACCAGAGTTAGTTCCAACTACATAGTTTACTCTATTTGTTGTGCCGTTAACAGATGATCCTGCGTTCTGAAAACTAGAACCATTATAAACTTTCATAGTGTCTGAAGATGTATCAAACCAAAGCAAACCATCAGAAGGACTACTTGGTGCATTAGCAGATATAACATACTGATTACCAAATGCGTTTACAGAAGTAAGGTTATTTGCAACAGTATTAACACTAGATATTGAACCACCAACATTATTTACATTGGTAATTGCTGCCGCAACAGCGCCAATATTATTAGAACCAGATATATCTGTAGCTACAGTATTAATGTTAGTAGTTGCTGCGGAAGCTGCAATAGTAGAAATATTAGCTTGTATGTTTGCAACAGCAGTAACGTCAGAAGCTATTCCTGCTACAGTAGTAACGTTTGCTGATACACCACCAACTGCATTTACATTAGATATATTTGTAGCAACTGTTCCAATGTCAGTAGCGTCAGCAGCAACAGCATTAATATTAGAATTATTAGAAGCTACTGTATTTACGTTAGCAATGTTATTACCAACAGCATTTACGTTTGCAATATTAGTAGCAACTGTATCAATCTCAGAAGTGGATTCAGCAAGATCATTAGCAACAGTTTCTATTTCAGATACAGTTTCAGCAAGATCAGAAGCAACAGCAACCACACTAGCAATATTTGTAGCTACAGAATTAACACTAGCAATATTTGTAGCTACTGTGTTTACGTTAGTAACTGCTCCTGCAACTGTAGTTATATTAGAACTTATTGGACCTAATGCTTGTACATGCGTTGTATCTCCTGCAACTGTAGTAACATTAGATGCTATACCTGCTACTGTCGTTACGTTTGCACTAATTCCTGCTACTGTTGTTACATTCCCAGATACTCCTGCAACTGTAGAAATGTTTGCATTATTACTTGCAGCAGTAGTTATTGCATTAGTTGCTGTAGTTCCGTCCTGTATATCAGCAAGTAAGGCTATATCAGCAGACGCAGCAGAAACAGTTTGAACATCCGTAATACTTGGACCTGCTTCTACCGCGCCAGTTGATGCGTTAAAAGCAAGAGTCTTACCTTTACGAGTGTCAACAACGGGGAGGACGAGTGACACAGCAGCATCAAAATCTGTAAGTTGCAAGGCTCGACTAGCTTTATCTTCGAGGTCAGCAGCAATGCCTACAATTCTATATAACTCTGTATTCAAAGCTACAATGTTAAATGCACCGGAAACAGGAAAGTCAGTAGTTCTTTCTAAAGCAATATCACGAGTAATAACAACAGTAGAACCACCAGTTGCACCGACAACAGTTGTTGTTACTGTACCAGTAGAACCATCACCACCCGAAACAGTGTAGTGAGTAGTAATTGTTTTAAGTGTACCATCTACAAAAACATTAAGATCTGCATTATCAAAGAACTCAAATGGTACTGCAAAACTTGTTTGAGTTGCACCTTGTGCTACTGCGTAAGAAATACGTGGCGAATTGTCTGCAATGTTAATTGTCATAATAAACCCTCATTTGAATACAAATTAACTCTGTTTGTATTTTCTATCAACGCACAAAAAAGGACGCACAAATTACATAGACCTAGACATGCCAAGAGTAATTGCGTTCATGTCACCCTTCCAAAGCCAAAGCCTCATAAATGGCAAGTTACGGGTAAATGTTTTTAAACCCTCTCCTGCATTTCCATTTAAAAAATCTTCTATAGGATTAATTGTAAGATCAGCAGCAATGCTTGGACCTGCACCCATAACACCAGTAAACGCATCTAACATATTAGGCTCTTGAGGAAACTTAGGCTCAATAACACCTTCTAAAAAATTACCGCCACCAAGAGCCATGCTAGTATTTATAGAGGTATAAAGTATATCTGAGTACATAGCAGCTAATCCGCTTTGATCGAAAGATCTAGCAAATCTATCTGAGTATGACATTTCATCCCACTGCCTTGCAGCACCGTCACTAAGCTGACTCTTAATAGCAATAGACATATACCCAAGACCCATTGCAGTAATAACCCCTGCCGCTCTGTTCTTAATTTGACCCTGAGAGTAGGCACCAGTTACTTTATTCATTGCAGCAAACGCATACGAAAAGAATTGGAATGGTAATCCAAGAATACCTGACTCCATTCTGGAATATCCAGTAACAACATCATCTTCATCATAACCAAATGCCTTGGCTATTCTGTGAGGAACATAAACAACACCATCTGTAATCAGTGGTTTATCAGCAGGAGTACCCATCATAATAGTATTTAGTATTCCGCTTTGAAGTGCAGACCTAAATGTTTCTGTAGTTTCTTCACTTATTCTTGGATGCTTTTTAATTTCTTCTATTGCTAGTTTATTAATAGCATTTTCGTAGTCTGCTTTGCCTTGTTTAGTTCTAGAGTCAAAACCTAAACTTTTAGCACTATTTTTATTGTGCATTATTTCATGCATTTTAACAAACTGCACTAGATCATCTGGTGATTTTATAAACCCTTCTGGCAACCCCTTAACACCTTCTACTTTTGTAGAGTCTTTTGCCCATACTCTAGATTCATAATACTCACCACGAATATAATCTTCATCTATAAATATTTTCTTTGAGTTTTTATTATAAAATGCAGGAACATATCTTCCGTCTTTTGCAAATTTATTTGTAGGTCCTGTAACTATTGTGGCTGTATGATCTGGAAATCTAACAGTACCAGACCATGAAGATGTATTAGGAATATACAAACCTCTTGCACTATGTTGAACAGGAGCTTCTGCTATCTCTCGAGCTATTTCTTCTGTAATATTATATCTAGCTAGATAAGATGCTTCTTGCTGTGTAATTAAATTATTTTTTTCTTTAGCTGTCCATTTTTTAGAAAGAGAAACAAGAGTATGCCCACGAATTAATCCGTCTAACTCTTTTGAAATTTGTGTAACTGGACCTAGAAGGTTAGCAACATTGTAAATACTTCTAGCAGTATCCCAAGCTGAAGATTGCATTGGATTATTTGTCATATTCTCTGTAAATTTTAAATGAGCAGAGCCTTGGAGTATCTCAATAGCTTCAGCTATTCCATCAAGTTCTTGTCTGTTTAAGTTCCTAGTGTTTTTATCAAAAACATCTAACAGACCTTTTAAAACGTCACCAAGTTCATGCTCCATAATAATACGAGAAAAATCAGGTATAGCAGAAAAACCTGCCGCACCCATATAGTTCATGTATGCTAAGTCTTTCATTATTTGTGCAGCTTGAAAGTCTATCCTGTCAAAGTTTCTAACAGGTGAACCTGCAATTCTATCATAAGCACCCTTAAAGTTTTTCTTAAATGTATTAATATCTTTAGCTGAGTTACCTGCTATAAGCATTTCTAACTCAGTATCTTCAACAACCTCTTTAACAGACCTACCGCCATACATTTTGTGAAACTGATAAATGCCACCAGTTCTATGAGCGTAGGCTTTCATTATAGCCATTGGGTCAGTATGAATAAACTCAAGAACAAGACTGTTAGGTATATCTAGTTCTCTATGTCTAAGATGTTTTGATTTACCATACCCATAAGCTATTTGTTCTGGATCAACTATATCTTTAATACCTAAGATATTATCTACAGTTTTCTTAGCTCTATCTTCAGCAGCTTTAACACTGCCATCTAATTCTTTTTTAACATACTTACCATTTTCTTTTACATAAACAGTAGGATTCCTCATATACCATTCTGCAATAATCTTTTCTAAATCAGCTCTGTTCTTTTTAATTTTACCTATGTCCCAATATCTAGGCATAAACACATCTTCATTAGCGGGCATAATTCCACGTGGAAAATTTTCTAAAGAAAGCTCATCTTCTTCTATTGCTCTCGTAAGATTAACAATTCTATTTCTATAACTATCGTTAATCTTATTAAAGTTTGCTTTGTATTTTTTTCTCCATTTTTTTGAATTTTTCTCAAAGTTTGCAAAAGTTTCTTTAGCTCTTTCTAGCTTTATTTTGTTTTGCCTAACTTTAGCATCAATACTTTTTTCAGTGCCAAGAAGTCCAACCTCTTCTAATCTATCTGCATACTTACCAAAGAAATCATCTATAATATTTGCAGCCTGTCTTTCTTGATCTGTTAAATTATCAACTTTATTAATTCTTTTGTTGTTAACCTCTGTAAGCCATTCACTATAAGATCTACCGCTAGGTTCTTTACCTCTTCTTTTTCTTGCAACATTAGCCACACGTTCAATAGCATCATTTACATTAATGCCAAGAGGTCTACTAGGGTCTTTAATACCAAGACTTTCAGACCACAGTCTAATTAAACTATTGTTAGATGTTACCCATTCACCTTCCATGAGTTTAGCTTTTTGCAAAACAGAAGGACCAATAGACAAACCAAACTTATTCATTACAAGAAGCAATCCGCTATCACCTGTAAGTTGCAATATAGCTTTCTTAGCTGAGTCAGCAGCATCAGATTGAAGAACACTTTTTATAGGCGTTGGTATAAATTTAAAGAATGGACTGTTTATAAATAAATTAGGAGCAAGATCATATGGATCATCTATTCCTTCAATCTTTGCATCTTCTATTTTTCTTAATGCTCTTTCTCTATTTATATTTGAAACAGAAATTTCTGCTTCAGATTTTTTAGAAGTTAATGCATTTTGTTCTCTGAGTAGATCTTCTATTTTTTCATCATCTAACTCATCCATATTTTTTTTAAGAGTTTCGTCTATTTCTTCTATTCTTTTAGTAGAGCCAAATACAATTTGTTCTTCTACAACAATAGTATCATCTAAGTTTTGATCTGTTCTACCTTTGTAAATTCTTTCTTCTCGAGGTCTAAGATTAACAACATCGTTTGCAGTAAGTGTATTTACTTCTTCAGTAATACCTGCCTCTCTTAAAAACTCTTTATGTGATTGCTCTGTCTTACGAAAAGCATCTGCTCTTCTTGTTAGGGGAATACTAACTGCACTATTTAACAATGCACCAAATACAGTTGTTGCCCCAATGTTTAATGCAGCCTCTCCAAACGTGCCAGTAGGATCATAAGGTGCTCTTATGCCTTCGAGAAAAGCCTGAGTAGTACCTGCCGCAACACCACCTCTTACAGCAGATCTTGCAAGACCAATAGTTGCGCCACCAAAAGGTAGAGCTATTAAGTTTACAGGATCAAAAAAACCTGCCCCTACGTTTGTCCAGAAACCTGCCCTTGCCATTACCTCCCTGTTATCTTCAAGATCAAACAACTGAGATTTTAAGACACTCATATGTTCAGAATTTTTAGCATGAACTAATGTATCAAAATATTGTTCATAACCTTCTATGTCTGGTCTGGGATCATAACTAAAATCTGTTTCTACATTGCCAAACTGCGCTTCATTTCTAGCTTGATTTATAATTGGCTGATATGTGTAGCCTAACTGCGCGCCAACAACATCAAAGAACTTAGGGTCTTTTTCATTTGCATCAAAGTTATTTAGAGCACCTAACTGACCTTCTTGAAATAGAATATTTACAGCCATTAATTCATTCCTGCTCCTGCGTATGGTGAGGATTGAGCATCTTCTGGAACAATATAGCCTTGTTCTGGACCTGATTGTGTACTGTCAATAATTTCATCAGCAGTTATTTTATTACGTCTAATGTCATTTAACTCATCCATGCTTAAAGTTTTCATATAGCTTTCTTTATTGATAGACTTTGCAAATGCAGCAACATCTGGCTCTGATGTGCTAAAGCCTATTGGATAACCTGTTTTATCTAATACAGGAACTAAGTTATTATTGTCTCTATAGACAGCCATAAATCTTACACCACCACCTTGAGACACACCCATTGGCATTAAGAAAGCCCTATTCTCTATACTATCATCTGTAGATAATCTTAAAGCTATTCGAGAATCATTTGGTGTTGATGTATCAATCATTAAGTTCATTAACTCATTGTTAACTTTGTTAATAAAGAAATCTTTCATTCTTTTATCTGCAAACAAATGATTAAAAGAATACCTAGATCTCTCACCTCTTTCAGAAGCAACATCTATAACATAACCTTCTGTATCTGAAAACATACCATTATAATAATCTTGAAGATTGCTTTCTATAGTATCTGTGTCTGTACCAAGTGCGCCCATATATCTTGCAAAAGATCCAAGCATACTTATTGCTTGCGGATTTGTCATTGCATCAGGAACAGCAAACCTTACAAAATCATTTGCGTCTATGCTTTTTGATTTTGTTTTATTTTTAAAATGATTAGCAAAATTTGTTTCCATTGTTTGCATTATATTTGGGTCTTCAAAAGCCTGTTTTAATCTTAAAGATATATCTCCAATACTTTCTCCTGTAATTTTTCTTACATTAGAAATAACCTCAAGTCTTGTTGATGTTTCATCCATTCCCAAGCCACTAAAAAGATTTACTACTGCGTTTTGTCCTCTAGGTTGTTTAGAAAACTGTTCGTATAAAGTAAGAATATTTAAATCTGCTTCGGTTCCTCTGACTCTACCTTCGGCTAGGTCATTAAACATTTGCTTTAAAGCAGGTGGCATTATACCTGCTTGAATAGATTTTGATAAAAGAAGTGCGCCTGTATTATTAGGGTTAAATGCTTCTTGGCTAAAGAAAAACTCTTCTCCCATTCCTGCGCCTTCAAGAATAAAATCTTGAATTTCATCTGCATTTTCTTTATTTCTTTCTATAAATTTTCCGCTAACTAAGTCAGTTCTTATATCAACAGATTTTTGTATTGCTCTATTATCTGCTTCTACTCCGCTAATAATAGTTTGTCTAAAACTTAATTGACCAGCAATTGCCTCTTTATTAGTAAAGGTAAGAGCTTCATCAACAGCAGCCTTAAGTTCTGGTGGTAAATTTTCTTCAATTTCATTTACTGCATAATTCATAGCAGCTTGCAAATCTATTGATGTTGTCTGATCTGTAATAGCATTACCAATAATGTTATCAGTTTTAGCTCTTTGAAGATTAATTAAAGCAGCTTGTCTTTGTGGCTCAGAAAGAAACTCAGTGTTAGTTATAAACTCAACACCTTCATCATATTGAGTTGATACATTTTCTGTATAAGTTTTGATTGTATCACTTACTAATGTTCTTTGTTCTTGTTTGAATTTTTCTGTAGTTCTAAAATCAGTATCAGATAAATCATTAATAAATTCATCTATATCAGCAGCACTCATAGCACCACGATTTGTTAATTCTACAAAAGTCGACATAGCGGTATGTGCTTTACCTGTAAGTCTATCAGTACTTCTTCTTATAAAACTTCCTTTAAGCTTATCTACTATTTCCGCAGGTGATAATCCACTAGCTTGAAGATCGTCATATGCTTCAATAAGTAAGCCTTTAGATATTTCTGTTCTTAACTCTTGTTTTTGAGCAGTAGTTATTGCAGTGCCAAGTCTTCTAGATTCATTAAGCTCTCTTGTATCTAATTCTGTTTCGGCAGCATCATATTTATCTAATATTAATTGTTTTTTATTTTGAGGACTTTCGTTAGAATCAAGAACTCTTTCTCCAAGACTTCTTGCACTACTAGCCATAGCTTCATAGTTTTCTGTATCTATAAGATTATTAGAAACTCTTTGTTCTTTTTCTTCTCTTTGTATTTCTAGTTTTTGTTGCTCAACAATAGGGGCTAATGCCCTAATAGCATCATAATCAGTTATCTCAGTTCCGTCTTCTGATGTTGTTCTAAAATATCTTAACGCATCACCAAGAATGTTTAGTTCTTCTGAATGTTGCTCTTCATTTAAGTTAGCTGCACTCCCAGAAGCTATAGCTCTTAAAACTGTTTCTGCCTGAGTAGAAGTAAGGCTTGCCATTCTACTTCTAAGAGTTCCTATTGCAAATCTTGTTGCACTATTTTGTTCATATGTTTTTCTTTCCGTATCAGTAAAATGATTAGATGTTTCTGCATTTTTTGCTGTGCTAATTATTTCATTTATAAGAAGTTGAGCTTTATCAGTTTCACCAGCAGAGGTAAGAGTTTCTATTGCATCTAGTTTTTCATCAAGACCTAAAACAATACTATTGGTTGTTTTAATACGTTCTCTTGTTGCTGCCTTATCCATAAGGTTAAGGCTTGTTGTTGTTGTAAGGCTTACACCTGACTGCATAATATAGTTACTATAACCAGTAGCCTCAGAACCAGTTGCCATATTATCAATGTATTGGTGCATTTGATCCTTAAATAATTCTACACCACCATCTTGATCCTGATATTTAATAGCAAGTTCTTTGGCTTTTACCTTTAACTGGTTATCAATTTCAAACTGAAATCGTTTAGCTATTGTTTCTTCGTAAGCTTCTTTACCTACCCGACCTAAAAAACTATTATCGTTTACCCAACTTAAAGCTTGTGGCTTGTTTGTAATAGGATCAAGTGTCGTAATCTTTGATGTCTCTTCTTCTTGAGCAAGTTTCTTACCACTAATAGCAGACTGCCTACCCATCTCACCAATAGCTAGTTCTGTTAGTTTATTTGTAGCAGCAGCTATTCTTTGGTATTGATTGCTACTTTGTTGTCGAACAACACCTACAGGACCAAGACTACCTACCTGTCTCTTTTCTCTAATAACGCCCATTTATGCCGTTCCTTTAAAAAACTTTGGATCTAAGTTCTGAGCAATATCTGTAATGCCTGTAATAAGATTTGCAGTTGCTTCTGCTTTTAATCCTGCCGATGCGCCTTGCCCATACTTGTAAGCAACAGCAGCAGCCGTAGCTAACTTAGCCGTTTGGAGTTCAGCAGATCTCTCTATGCCTTCTAAATCCTCAGATGCAATTCTTCTGTTCTCTTTAAGAAGCGCACCAACAGATCTATCTTCTCTCCCTAATGCACTAAAGAAAGCAATGTTCTGAGATTCAGCAATTTGCATATCTCTAATACGTCTATTGGATTCATCTATTGCTTGAGCTTTAGTAAGAAACAAATCATTAACATGTTGCCTTGCTTCAAAGACACCTATCTCAGCCCTACGTTTTGCTTCTGCTCTTTGTGCATCATAAGACTTCTTTGTGCCAAGCAAACTTAAACCTGCTAAAAATACATTTAAACCCATTAGAAAGATACCTCTGCAACTAAACCATTAACTTGAATAAACATAGGTGCGGTTTGTGTAACTGTCACCTGTGGGTCTTTGTTGTATCCAAGTAAATAAAACTCTCGTTTACCTGTGACTGCCTGTCTTGGTTGACTAAAGTCATTGTTTACTTTTCTTATAATTAGTTTCTTGTTGTTTACTGATACAGATAATGTCTCAGACATATCAAGTATAACTCTACTTAAACTTCTAGGCTGTCCTGTTTCTGGACCGATTGCAGTATTAACATCTATAGGATTAGTCTTTAACTCTACATCAAAACCAAAACCCACCTGACAGCTTGTAAGAGAAGCGTCTACAGCCGAAACGTTAATCTGACCACCAGACACAGTAAACTTACCTAAGTAGTCCGTAGCACTGATTACATCGACTTGTGCGCCATTCTCAAAAAAGTTTGATACAGTAAACACTCCTGCTGTTCCAGTATATGTGTTTCCAAGATCTAAACTTACATTCTGATTTAACTCAGTAAATACAAAACTATTTGTACCTGATCCAAGATTTGTTTTAATGACAGCAAAAACCCTATTACCAATAGCAGTAACAGAATGAAAAGAACCATTCGTCTCAAATCTTGTCCAACCTGCAACACCCTCAACTCTATTTAGATTATAAACAGCAATCTCTCCTGTAAAGTTTTGAGCAAACACAAATGACTCAGCTGTGTTTACTGCGCCACTTATTACGCACATTTGAACAGGATCGCTTATTAAATGAGAAGAAAGCAATGAAATTGGATCGGCCTTGTAAGCTTGCTGACTATCATCAAATACAAACTGACGTATCATTTTGCCACCAATCTGACTAAAGATAGTAGCACCATAGAAAGGTTGTGGTCTTACAAAACTAGAACCAAAAGATGTTTGTCTTTTAACCCTAGCATTAGAAGGGGTAATAGGTTGATTCTCGAATGTAGGAATAAAGAACTCAGAACCTGCGGTAAAAATATGTATATCCCTATTAGAAACAAAGTGACGTATAGTAGCCACTTCACCAATGCTCATAACAAGTTCTAAACCATCATCATCTTGAGCAGTACCAATATCAAAGTTATAAAACAATCCTGACTTACTAGCCCAAACTGTATCAGGTTGAGATAACGTACCACCAAACCATAATCTGTTTTCATGGAAACCAACAGCAGCAGGATAACCTCTTAGTTGAGAATATGACTGTTCCATCCATTCAGTAGTAGGTGCATGAGTAACAATCTGTATAAATCCACCACCATCTTCAGATGTATTAGCTGAACCACCGCCTACAACAATATATCTATTCTCATCAATTATAGATGTTATTGATCTAGTTCCGTTTACATTACCTGCACTTACACCACCAACAGATGTTGCATTTCGTATGGTAATAGAATCACCAGTAGACATGCCATGATTAATCTGTGTTATTTCTAGATTGGTAGATCCATCAGTAGTTCTAACAGCATTAGGATCTAACTCAACAAAAAGCTCATCAACAACTCTACCAGTTGCTTGTGTACTAGATTGAACAGAAGTTATGTATATTTCTGACCCATGATACAACAATGTTATACCAACATGTTTACCTGTAGTATCAAAGTATGCAGCACTAGTTGTTACAGTAATAGAGTTACCAGTACTTGCAGACGGATCAAGAGTCATTCCTGTTGGGTGAAAGTGATAGTAAGGCTGAAAGATCTTAGCTCCTCCTGCCTGTAAAACAAAATTAAACTGCTCTACTTGGAAACTATTAAGTCCAGTTCTTACTATTTGTTGACACATAAAAGTATTGTGGCTGAGAAAAAGAATATCGCCACCTTGGGCATATGTCATTTCATGTAGGTAAGCCTGATCCCATTGAAGTGCTGCACTATCTACATCTTGAGTTAATGTTGTTGCTAAACTTAATGCACCTGTCACCGGATCTATAAAAAAGATTTCACACTTCTGATGGGAGAACGCTATTACATATTGTTCATCATCTGAGAATATAAAGGGGATAAGCCTTACTTGCTGACGTATAGCAGTGTTTTCTGTAATACCAGTAAAGTCATGCAGAGCTTGAAACCCACCACGTTTAGCCACACCACCTTCTGTTCTTATGAAAAAATTCTTAACGCTTTGCGCTGAAGAGTTATAAATAGCAGAGTCCGTTCTTGAAACCAAAGACGGACTTATTTCACCATATTGAAAATTTGTAATTGGTATTCGTGCTTTTTGCATTAGCTGCGCCTATTCGTGATAAACCTCGATGTTGTAACTTTTCTAGTTGTCTGTTGTTGAGAATCAGTTGATCTAGCTTTTGCTATTAGAAAGTCATACTGACCAGACATTAAAGATGATAACGCAGTGTCTCTTATTAAAGCAGTAGCAAATACAGTTGCCATTGCATATTCAACACAAACAGAAAAGTAAGAAGGCCAATCAACTTCACTAGCTCTATATGTAAAGTCTATAACCAACTCATCATTTGGACTCGCATCACAAAAAACTTTATTACCATATATATTATATTCTATTAGATGATCTCTTACTGTTACAGCATGAACAAAAAGATAATCTGGAAGCTGATATGCAGCATCAAATCTACCAGTAGGAACATCTGTTAATCTATTTAAAACAGCCTGATTTGAAGCAAACCGCCAACGTGTAGAAGTAAGATTAGTTCTTGCAATATCTTCATACATATTCCCTGCGATTAGGGCTTCTGTTGTATCATCTTCAAAAGAAGTAATAGGCTCTGCACCAACAAGGATAAGCGCCCGACTGCAAATATCAATTGCGCTATTAGCAGGTGTACTTAATGCCATTCTAAACCCCTATAAAAAGAGGGGGGCTAATGCCCCCACTCATTAGTCACCATCGGTTTCCGCAACAGCAGTACCATCAGATACATCTACAACTGTTCCTGTATTAGAAAGAACAGTACAGAAGTTAGTTGTTGGAACGTTTGTATCTCGAACCATAATCAAGTCACGAACAGTAAGCATATTAGCTGCACTGTTAAAGTAACCCTCTGTGTTCACAGTAGCAATCGCGTCCGCAGATGTGTACATCCACAAACTACCATTTGAATCGCCACCGATACGAGCAAGACCACTTGCACTATAAGCCATTTTAGATCTCCTCCTTAGTTATTGTCTAGGACTTCGTAGATACCGTTATCATCGATAGCTACTGCGCCCATTGACATCATTGATGTTGAAAGGTGCGCGACCTTTTCAGCAACATAATTGATTTCAGTTGAAACATCTGAATTAACACCAATGCCAATTGCAGTTGTATGATAAGCAAAGTTCTTACCACCTGAGACAGCATTCGTAGAAAAGATCTTAAAGCCTAAGAACTCTTTCATTGTAATGCCACCTGCAAATGGTAGGTTTTGATCACCAACAAAATCAGATGAAGCAAATTCATTTATGTTGTAAAGATCTGCAAATCCTTTTGGAGACATTACTAAGTAACGCTGTCCATCTTCGGGAATATCAGCAGCACCAAAAGTTTCAAATACTGTTAATAGATCTGCCTTACCTAAAGCAGAACCAGTGTCATGTATTTGAGTAGAGTTAGCTCCTGCATCCATTGCAGCAACAATGATTTCATCAGTCTTACGACCTAATGCAGCAGCAGAAGATTGTGTTACAGCCTGACGTTCATTGATGTTTGTTTTCAACTCATCAAGTTTGTCAATGTATTCAGCAGCATAGAAGTCGCTCATTGATACTTCAACATTGGTATGTGCAAGTTCCATTGGAGTTACATTACCATTACGAGATTTTGTTGACGCTGATCCAGTGCCTATTTTCTGGAATCGTGCAGTTGAACCTGACACATTTGTAGAACGAATAGTATTCCGTAGCTTGGAACCCATACGCTGATACGCCATGTGATCTTCAGTTTCAAGCTGCTTTATAAAGGCGTTAGTTATTGTATTAGCCATTTTACAGTCCTAAATTGAGTTTCCGATTGCTACGAGTATCCACTCTTACATATCAATTCGGGTATCCAATAAGGGCCAATCAATGCG